GCAGAAGTCGATGACATCATCGTCAATGAGCATGCCGTTGGTGGTCATGGTGAAGCGGAAGTTCTTATTGTGGATCTTCTCCTGCTCACGGCAGTAGGCCACCAGCTTCTTGACCATATCAAAGTTCATCAGAGGCTCGCCGCCGAAGAAGTCCACCTCGAGGTTGCGGCGGCTGCCGGAATTCTCAATGAGGAAATCCATTGCCCGCTTGCCCACCTCAAAGCTCATCAGGGCACGCTCGCCCTGATAGCGGCCCTGCGAGGCGAAGCAGTAGGAGCAGTTCAGGTTGCAGGTGTGGGCCACATGCAGGCAGAGGGCCTTGACCACGGTGTTGCGGTTTTTGAAATCGAACGCGAGGTTCTCATAGGTATCGGGGCTCCACAGCTTGCCGGATTCCTTCAGGCTTGCCACATCATCGATGCACTGGCGCAGGTCGGCCTCGGTCACGTCCTCACGGTCGCCGTACTTTGCCATCATGGCGGCAACGATCTCGTCGGCGGTGTGGTCGGGGTACATGGCAATGACATCATACGCCACCTCATCCACCACATGCACCGAGCCGCTGCAGGTATCCAGCACGATGTTATAGCCGTTCAATTGATACTGATGTACCATTTTATTCTCCATTCCATTGTAACATAAAAAAATGCCGCCCGGCAAAGGCGGCATCCGATTTGCAGAAATTACTTGTTGCTGTTCTCGCACTTCTGGTTAGCCACGCCGCAGGAAGTCTTGCAGGCAGACTGGCAGGAAGTCTGGCACTCGCCGCAGCCACCGGTCACAACGCTCTTGGTCAGGTCACGAGTAGCGATCGTCTTAATACGTTCCATAATTAAAAACCTCTCTAGCTCCAAATAGTTGATACGCAGAACCACCTGCGCATTGTTATCTTGATATAGGATAGCACGGTTCAGGGATTCTGTCAAGATTTTTGTCGCATCTTCTGTGGGCAGTATTTTGTAGGCTGTACAAAGACGAAGCCTTACCCCACCGGCTGATACTTTTCCAATATTGTATGCAGCCCCAGCTCCCGGGCCTTGCCCAATAAGTACCGGTAGCGGGCCAGAAGGGCCTGCCGCTCATAGATATGCTGTTCGATGAGGTCGGTGTCCACCTCAAGGTCGAACATCATCTCGTTCCGGTGCAGGCAGAACAGGCACTCTTTCAGCTCCTCCTCCAGCTCCGGGTGGTAGCGCTCGTGTTCGGTGTCCCGCGGGATGCGGGGCGAAAGCAGGGTCTTTTCCTTTTGCGTGGTCTGGGTCATAGCAGTTCCTCCTCTTTGTGCGTCTTTGCTTCTTCTGATTTCCAGTATATGCAAAGAGCATGAGAAGGATGACGGAATCAAGCAGCCCGCAAGAACTCCTGCGAAAGTGCGTCTTTTTTTCGATTTCTGCAAAAAATTTCAAAAAAGCGCTTGACAAAGCGGCGCTTTTTCCGTATAATAGCACACGTTGAGCGGCTCACCCCGCAAGACAGACCCAAACTGATGGGGATTTGCATAGTGGTAGTGCGGTAGACTCTGACTCTACTTGTGGGAGTTCGATTCTCTCATCCCCAACCAAAAGAGAATGAGGCGAACACGGTGTCAATCAAAATGGTTGGTTCAGTGTTCGTCTTATTTTGTCCCCTGCCGAAAATCAGGAAGTAAGCAAAAAAGACCCAAACCTCGCATGAAATGAGGTTTGGGTCTTTTTTCGTTTCGTTTCTTGGTAGAATCTACCGAAATTCGGAATAATTTGCCGGAATATAGGGTTTTCCGCCAAAATGCAGACAAGCCGAGTACATATCGGCTAAAATTATCGGCAAAGGAGACCAAAGGCTATGATTAGGATTTTGCTGTCTACCCGCCTTGGCGAACGGCGGATGACACAGAGCGAACTCGCTCGTGTAACGGGGATTCGCAGCCAGACCATCAACGAGTTGTACCATGATTTTGCGGAGCGTGTGAATCTGGACGACCTCGACCTCATCTGTGAGGCATTAGACTGTAATCTCGATGACCTCATTGTGCGAGAACCCAACCCGGAGCGCAGGGTTAAAGAGGTGCGCCATATCCCCCAGACCGTGAGCAAGTCTCGCAAGAAATAACCCCATCTCCTGCCCGGATGCACGTTATGCGTCCGGGCTTTTTTCGTTATCGTCCGGCACGAATTCCAGCAGATCGGCAGGCTGGCAGTCCAGAACGGTGCACAGCTTGTCCAGAACGTCCAACGGAATATGCTTGACGGAGTTGTTGTTCATACCCGACAGAGTGGGCTGGCGAATCCCGGTCATGGCGACCAAATCCTTTTGCTTGATGCCTTTTTCGGCAAGCACGGCTTTCAACTTGATGCGAATCATGTAAGCGCCTCCCTTTTCTTCACTATATCACACTCACCCGAAAAATGCAACGCTTTTCGTAAAAACATTTACGAAAAATGTTGTTTTGCTATTGACATACAACGAAATTCGTTGTATAATATAGACATAGAGAGGAGGTTACGAGGTGCAAGGGAGCAACCCAAAGGGGGTGATGCTCCATGACAAGCAAGGAATTTGCAAAGCTCACCAGAGCCGAGCAGGTAGCCCGCTTTGAAGCATACAAAAAAGCGGCTCAGGATCGCACCCTGAACCGCTAACCGCTAAAAGCCCGTTATCCACAAGCCCCTTGCACCTCCATTTTATTTTTTTATTGAGGATTTGTCAAGAGTAAATCGGAGGTTTTCAGCATGAAGTTCATTGACATTAACCGCGAGTTCACCGCAGCAGCCAGCCGCTACATGGCGCAGGGCTACTACATCAACGCCGGAACGATGGGCGGAAGCCAGGGCGAGGTCGCTCACATCGACCTCACCAACGGCACCGAGATCATCCGGGTGCTGCTCACCACGTTCAACAACTACCTCGGCACTGAGGGCGTGGAGCTGATTGTCGGCCGGGTCAAGGACGACATCAAGCCCAATCAGGAAGACCGCTGGAGCACCGTCTGGAATGAGCGTCTGGAGGTCATCAGCAACAAGAAGTTCTACCGTCTGAACAACCGCGCACAGGATGGATTCTACGGCACAGAGGAGGAAGCAAACGCCGCCGAGGAGAAGCGGTTTGACCGCTACAAGAGCCGCCGCAGCAATGACAGTGCGGTGGATGTGACCACAAAGGCCGCTCCGATGGTCAAAAAGTACATCCACGAGAAGTTCGGTGTCCGGCGCGTGAAGACGGACGACATCAAGGTCGTCAAGCACGGTGGCCGCTACACCGTCACCTACCACAAGCACGCTGCACAGCTGCACTAAGGGGAGGGCGCAAAGATGGTCACGATTCAGAGCCAGAACTTCGGCGTTGAGATTGAAATGACGGGCGTTTCCCGCGGAACAGCCGCCTCCGTCATCGCCAACTACTTCGGTGTCGGCGGTATCCACTTTGCAGGTGGCACCTACCAGACGTACGAGGCCAAGGATAGCAAAGGTCGCGTATGGAAGTGCATGAGAGACGGTTCCATCACTCCCCGGCGGCGCAGAGGTGGCGCAATTGTAGAGGCAGACGATACCTACCGCTGCGAGGTCGTAACCCCGATTCTCCAGTATGAGGACATCACCGACCTGCAAGAGGTCATCCGGGCACTGGTCAAGAAGGGTGCCATGGCGAACAGCTCCTGTGGTATCCACGTCCACGTTGACGGTGCGAACCACACGCCCGAAAGCCTCTGCCGGCTGCTGAACTTCGCCACCGGGCGGCAGGATCTGTTCTATGAAGCCTTGCAGATTGGCAGTCGTGCAGACCACTGGTGCCACAAAATCAACCCCACCCTGTTCCGTGAAATGAAGAAGAATGGCCGAGCAAGCCGGAACGATGCAGAGCGCATCTGGTACAGCGTGGCGAATGACGGATACGATGGCGGCGTGGATTCCTCCCACTACAACAGCACCCGGTATCACGGAATCAACCTCCATGCATTCTTCACAAAGGGCACCGTGGAGTTCCGGCTGTTCAACGGAACCACTCACGCCGGCCGCATCAAAGCCTACGTCCAGTTCTGCTTGGCAATGAGCGCATGGGCTATCAACTGTGACCACGACAATCTCCACTTCAAATCCGTTGCCGGGTACACCCAGCAGCAGAAACACGACCTCATGCTCCGGGTGCTGACCAAGCGTCTGGGCATGAGAGGCCCGGAATTCAAGACCGCCCGGTTGCATCTCACCTCTGCATTTTTGACAGAGGCCGAGAGTGAAAATACCGCCGCCTAAAAACCGAAAAGCTGCGCTATCTGGCTATACGGGCATTTGGAGGATATGACAATGAAACTTTACAAATACTCCGGCACCATCGAGGAGCTTGCCGTTGAACGCGGCCGAATCTCCTATATCAAACTCTTTGATGTGACCGACTTTGACAAAGCACCAACCAGACTGGAAGTCTTCGGTGCGCTCGGCAAGTACATTGAGGCCATCGAGGGAACCGATGCCGAAGAGCGGTACATCAAGAGTGATTGGTACTTTGACAGCAACCTGTATCTGCGCCGCATTGAAGTCCCTGGCGTGGGCGATTGGCCGGCAAAGATTATCACCCAGTCGCCTGACGACATCGACCAGCTGGAGATCTTCGGCCAGCAGGACTACATCAAGACCAGCAAGCCGGAATCCATGTCCCGCGAGGAATTTTGCCGCTTGGTCGCTTGGGAACGCCAGAACATGAAGTAAGGGAGGAGCGCAAAATGCGTGTGGAAAGAAAGCCGGAAATCGGCGACACGATGTTCCATGTATGTGAACACCTCTACTACGTTCCAGAGCGCGCGGCGCCATTGAATGAATACTGTGTCTGCGAGGCCACAGTTGTGGGGTTTCTGAAAGGTGGGTACACCGAGGTGAAGCTGGTCGGGAAGAATCCGGGAGGCTTCAATACTCCCTATCACTACAAGATGGCCGAGGTCGGCAGCAAGGTGTTCTTTGACGCCCACTCTGCCGCAAAGTACGCCGAAAGCCTGACTGTGTATGCAGAGCAGCACTGGAATTGGGCAGGCGCACAACTTCGCAGGCCGTACAAGAATTTATTGAGAGAGCAGTCCCCGGACATTGAAGGAGGCGCATAATTATGTCGATGGGCGAACAAATCAAGGCGATGCGTCAGATTAGAGGTCTGACGCAGGGAGAACTTGCCAAAAAAGTTGAAATGGCAACTATTACAGTCCAGCAGTACGAGCGAGGGGTCAGAACGCCCAAAATTGAAGCACTCCAGAAAATAGCACAGGCGTTGGAAATGCCGATTGGTACATTCCTCCCATCAATGGGAATGGGTGAAAATTTCGGTTCCAGAGTGAGAGAAGCACGAAAGAAGCAACACCTGTCTATGGAGCAGCTTGGCCAAAAAATGGGAATATCCGGTTCTCTGGTTGGGAGGTATGAGCGAAACGAAGAACATCCGAAGCCAGGTACCATCAGAAGATTTTCGGACGCATTGAGTGTTGATGCAAAATGGCTGGAAAAGGGAGAGTACGATGACAACAGCCTATCCGGCGATGAACAGCAGCTTCTTCGGTATTTCAGGGCAATGTCACCAGCGGGGCAGCGTGTCGCACTGGAACGGGTGGACGAACTTTCGCAACATCCAAAGTATAAACGGAGGGTTTGAACGATGACAGACGAAAAGATTATTGCCCGGATGCAGGCTGATCAGCAGCAGGGCTGGCCGATGTGCCCCCGCTGCGGCGAGAGGATGCCGGACAAACTGACCCACGGAGCACTGAGCCGCCACGCCAAGGGCGTGTACATCTGCGAGGCCTGCGGCACCGATGAAGCTCTCCGGGACTGGACCGGGAACGTCAAACCGCTGTCCGACTGGGTGTTGGTTCGCGTATACAACGGAGATTTATGGAAAGAGGCGAAGTAAAATGAGTAACATTGAAAAATTTGCTCCGAGGCTGAGAACGCTTATTGACGAAAGCGGGATTACTGTGCGTTCGCTGGCAAAAGATTTGAATGTGTCGGTTGGCGTTTTGTCTGATTGGCAAAACGGAAACAAGACTCCAAGAGGAGATTCTATTATGAAACTCACGGAATATTTCGG